CTGCTCGCGTACCCGCACCGCTGCTCGCGGACTCGTTTGGGGACCGGGTGTTTCGCCCCTGGGCGGCTGCGGGCGCTGGGCCTGGGTGGTTTACTGGTAAATTCGTGTGCCGCAGGCTCACGCCGCGTGGTGGGCTGGCGGTGCGGGCTTCGCTCGCGTACAGGCGCCGGGGTGCTCGCGTACTCGCGTGCCGCTCGCGTGCTCGTTGACATCCGGTCCCGACCGGGCACAAAAAAGCCCGCAGGGCGCGAACCCTGCGGGCTGTGTGGCAAGCCCCGGCTTGCGCCGGGGCTGCGGTCATCAGGTCTTGTTTCGGTCAATCAAGGCCAAGATACGCTTAGCGCTGTCGCGGGCGGCGTCGATGTCGTCCGCCGTCCAGGTCTTGAGACCCTGGACATTAGCGCAAAGCGCTACGCATGCGAGCTTCCACCCTGCTGGGGTGTTTAGAGAGACTCCATCATTAGCCGCGGCTTTGTTAGCCTCCGGCTTAGCCTTGCGACCCGAGTCGGTCAAGGTAGGGAATTCCTCTGCGAACCTCTTAAAGAGGTTCTGCGCACTAGACCATCCTTTCCCCTTCGGGTCCGTGCACGCATCGAGCACCTTAGCTGCGGTAGCGGGCGAGACTGCGAGGATACGCCGCGCGTTCGCGGCGTATCCCTTGCCCCCTTCGGGGATAGCGTCAAGATCCTTCCCGAGGCCTTCGGCTTCAGCCTTTGCGTCGTCCGTGCCGATGGCTGCGAGTGCTACGCAATGCGCAGCGAATTCCTTTGACCATCCCTTTGCTTCGTTACCTTTGGTGATCGCGGCTTGCGCGGCCTTGAGTGCAGCAGCACGGAATTCTGCGGGGGTCTTCGGGGTCTTGATACGAGTAGCCATTGTGTCCACCTATCCTGGTTTGACACTCTAGGGTCCGCCTAGTCGGTATCGCATCGGGAATCGACGCGATAGACGGACTATAGCACTACAGGAAATTGCGTCAAGTAGACAGACGTTTACCAGTAAACCGCCAGCCTCGCCCCCCACCCATCCCCGACCCCCCGCTGGCAGTTTGGAGTCCCGCGCGCTGTTCGCGCTGTATTCCGCACAAACGAAGACCAAAAATGTAGGACCAAAAGTTATGAAACCCCCATTAACACTATACAAACTATAAGGGGCCACTAGGGGCCACTATGAACTATACAAACTAAGTGGTGGGTGGGATAGGGGGTACCGAAATAGGAAACCACCCCCAAAGGGGACCCAGAGAACCTACCCCGTCAATGGGACCCAAAGAACCGTGGTTGACGCGAGACTCCCCAGTGCAGTAGTATTGGGGAACGCCAAGGTGCGGCGCGGGAAGCCACCATCCATGATCGAAGCTCCACTCGACGATTTCATCCCCCTTCCGACCGGTGCAAAGACTCTGAGCACTGCCGAATACGCCACCCTTCGGGCCAAGGCTCAGGCTGCATGCCAGACCGCTTCCGTGCTGCTCGACGAGGGGTACGAGTCTGAGCCCCCGCAGGCAGAAGCCCTGCGTCGCCAAGCGGCGGATGTGCTCAAGTACGTCAACGCAGGTCAGGCTGCTCCCACGCAGATCATGACCTCTCCGGAGGGTGCGCTCTACATCGACCGGATCCTGACGCAGTACGACATGGAGGTGGTGCGCGACGCCAAGCGCTTGCGCAACTACGTCACCAACAAGTTGATCTTGGAGACCGAGAACCCCGACGCCAAGACGCGCATGCGTGCTCTGGAACTGCTTGGGAAGGTCAGTGACGTGGGGCTGTTCACCGAGCGCACGGAGATCACCGTCAACAACCGGTCCACGGTCGAGCTTGAGAACACACTGCGGGACAAGCTGCGCCGCCTGATGGGCACAGACACTGCGGAGGACGCCACCATCCTGGCTCCGCCCATCGAGACCACTGCTCCTATCGACGTTGATACAGCTTTGGCGGGGCTGGAGTGAGCACAACTCTGACCGTGCCGGAGATCCAGACCCTGATGGCAAACATCGGGAAGCTGACTCCTGCCGAGCAAGAGCAGTTGATGAGCGTTGTGGAGGAGTTGGAGCGTCGAAAGCATGCGAAAGCCTGCAGAGATGACCTCCTAGCCTTCTGCCAGCACATGGATCCAACGTACATCGTTGCGACCCACCACAAAAAGCTCGCAGAACTGCTGACCAACATCGCCTATGGACACAAAGATCGCATTGCAGTGTCCATTCCACCCCGGCACGGGAAGTCCCACCAGATAAGTACGCTGTTTCCGGCGTGGTTCTTGGGTAAATTCCCCGACAAAAAGGTGCTGATGGTGTCCCACACGGGGGATTTGGCCGTAGATTTTGGTCGAAAAGTGCGAAATATCATCGCAGACCCTAAATATGCGTCCGTTTTCCCCGGAATCAGCCTCGCACAGGACTCAAAAAGCGCCGGAAGGTGGTCTACGAACCGTGGAGGCGAGTATTACGCCTGCGGTGTCGGCGCTGCCCTTGCTGGACGGGGTGCGGACCTGCTTTTAGTCGATGATCCACACTCGGAACAGGACCTTTTGGCAGGAAACTTCGAGGAACTTGAGAAAACGTATCAGTGGTTCGCTTTCGGCGCACGTACTCGTCTGATGTCAGGGGGCAGAATTGCAGTGGTTCATACCCGCTGGCACCAAGATGACCTGATTGGGCACCTCGTCAAGGACGGTGCCAACAATCCCAAGGCCGACCAGTACGAAGTCTTCGAGTTTCCGGCCATGTTGGAGACCGCCAGCGGCCTCAAGGCCCTCTGGCCTGAAAAGTTCGATCTGGAAGCCCTGGAGCGCACCAAGGCGTCGATGCCTGCGTACCAGTGGAACGCACAGTACATGCAGAACCCCACGGGTGAGCAGGGTGCGATCATTCAACGGGACTGGTGGAGGCCGTGGAAGAAGGACTCTGCACCACAGTGCGAGTACCTGATCATGGTGCTGGACGCAGCGGCGGAGAAGAACAACCGTGCCGACTACACAGCGCTACTGACGTTTGGTGTATTCAGTGACGACGAGCTTACCAAGGGCGAGCCGCATATTATCCTGCTGAACGCCATCAAGGTGCGTGTGGAGTTTCCTGAACTGAAAGATCTTGCCATCCGTGAATGGAAAGATTGGGAACCTGATTCGTTCATCGTTGAGAAGAAGTCCAGTGGCACGCCGCTGTATCAAGAGCTTCGTCGCTTGGGTATACCCGTGCAGGAGTTCACGCCACACAGGGGTACCGGGGACAAGGTTGCACGCATAAACGCCGTGGCCGACGTGATTCGCTCCGGTATGGTGTGGTACCCCGAGGGACGGCGGTGGGCTGAGGATGTGATCGAGGAGTGCGTGGCGTTCCCGTTCGGGTCCAACGACGACCAAGTGGACTGCGTATCCATGGCGCTTGCGCGGTTCCGTCAGGGTGGGTTCATCGGCCTGCCGTCCGACTATCAGGACTACACTCCAGCCGCCGCACGCCGCACGGCGTACTACTGACCCCCAGCACTGCCATGACCGACTTCTCCGGTGCCAATCAGCTTATCGACCGCCTCACATGGCAGTTGAAGAACTCCGGTATGACCGGGGACGTGCGCCAAGCCGCGTTGGACATCCTCAAGAGCCGGGGGCATGTGAATGACAAAGGCGAACTCACCGAAGCAGGCAAAGCCCGCAACGCCATGACAGCCGAGGAGCGAGCCTTGGACCGTGCCAAACGTGCGGGGCGTACAGGGTCATTGACCTACAACCCCCAGACCAACCGTGTGACGCGTCGCTGAGAGCGACGTACTGGAGCCCACCATGGCAACAAATATTGACAAAGCCCTCCTTGCCAGTCCCACGCCGCTGATGGGACTTGCCAACGAACCTGCCATCGAGATTGAGATCGAGAACCCGGATGCTGTGACCGTCGGTGTAGACGGCATGGAGATCACCCTGGAGCCTGGGAGTGACAGCCCGGAGGACTTCGATGCCAACCTCGCAGAGTTCATGGACGAGGGCGCACTGCAGACGCTGGCTGGGCAATTGATCAGCGACGTCGATGAGGACCTGCAAGGGCGCAAGGACTGGGAGAGGACGTACTCCGAAGGGTTGAAGCTGCTGGGGCTCAAGGTCGAGGATCGCACCGAGCCA